GTACCTGTCCAACAGCTTCGCCGCCAACGACGCGCGGCGCCGCAGCGAAACCACGGGCCAGGGGCTGTGGAAAGCCAAACTGCCTGCGGGCGCACGCGAGACGCCGGACGGCAAGAGCTTCATCTCAAAACTCAGGACGCTCGGCCGGGGCGGGGTCATCCCGATTCCGCAGGGCATCGACGCTGCGTCGTCGTACGACGTCGAGCTGCTAGAGGCACAGACCGATGCCTACGCCATCTTCGAATGGCTGACCACGGCGGGCGGCGGGAAGATCCGCCTTGCCATCCTCGGGCAGGACCTCACGTCGCAGAACAACCAGGTGGGCACCAACGCCAGCTCGCAAACCGGCGTCGGCGTGCTGCGCACCATCGTGCGCGCCGACGTGCGCGCGTGGGAGTCGGCGGTCGAGGCTCAGGTGCTCGCTCCGCTTGACCGGTACCTCGGGACGCAGGGCAGCGCGCTGCACGTAGACTACTCGGAGCAGGCCGACCCTGCGGCGACGGCTGCGGCGCAGAAGCTACGCGCCGAGGCCGCGGGCGCATGGCGCCAGCTCGGGGTGCCCGTCGATACAGAAGCCCTTGCGCTCGAGGCTGGCATCCCGGTGCGTACCGTCGAGCCCGCTCCCGCTCCCCTGGCTGTGAGCCTCGCAGCGGAGCCGGACCTCACACCGCCGAAGGGCGTGCGCGAGGCCTGCGCGCGCGGCATCGAGCTTTACGAGGAAGGCCTCGGCGGTGACGGCCTCGTGCCCGCGACGATCACGTGGGCGCGCCGCCTCGCACGCGGAGAGCCCGCGACGCGAGACAAGCTCGTCAAGATGCGCGCATGGCACGCGAGACACGCGGTAGACAAGACAGCGGGGTGGGCGTCACCGCCGACACCGGGATACGTCGCCTTCCTCTTGTGGGGTGGCGAGCCCGGCCGGTCGTGGTCGGAGGCGATGGTGCCGCGGCTCAACAGCAAGCCGCGCAAGGCTGCGGCGCCGAAGCTACCCACGGTCGACGATATTCGGGAACGTCTTGTGACGCTCCTGCGGGAGCACGTCGGCGGCCGCGCGCCCGAGATTGCTGCGGCCGTCGCGGGGGCTGAGGGACCGGGCGATCTGCAGCGCCGACTCGACGACCTCGGCGGTGCGCCCCTCGACCCCGAGGTGGTACGCGACGTGGCGCGGGCGCTCATCCTCGCTCGGCTCGTCGGGCGTGCGCAGGCGCAGAAGCCGTGAGCTGGTTTAGCCGTACTCTCACGTCGGCGGCGACCGCCCTGGGCATCGACACCGCGGAGATCGAGACGCTCGTCGACGGCGCCCGCGAGCAGGCGCAGGGCCTCGTGCAGGCCGCATCGACGCGCGTCGTCAATGCCGTGGTCGATGCCGTGGCGACCGTGGTCGAGGCTGCGGTGCCGGGGCAGAGCTTCGACGACCTCGCACGCGAGATCAGCGTCGAGGTGTCGCGCGTCTTCGCTGACCCTCCGCTGCCTGACGTCGAGACGCCCGTCCTGGCCGAGGCCGAGGAGGAGCGCGTGCGGGTGTGGGCTGACGAGCAGCCCGAGCTGCTGCTGGAGTTCGTGGCGCGCATCGACGACCGCACGAGCGATATCTGCCGTGCGTGCAATGGCACGCGCTTGCCGGCGAGTCACCCGTGGTGGCAGACGTATACGCCACCGTTGCACCCCCACTGTCGCTCGACCGTGGTACAGTCCACGGGCGGGGCGGTCACCGCCATCCCGCCGGACGTAGAGCTATGAGCCTGTACACTGTCACGACCACGCCCCGCGCCTTACACCGTCTCGATGCACACTCCTCCGGGACAGTGTCCGGAGAGCGTGTCATCCCGATGGTGATGAGCACTAGCGCCGTGAATAGCTACGGCGAAGTCGTTGACCAGGGCTCGTGGAAGCTAGATCGCTTCCTGCGCAATCCCGTGGCGCTCTACCAGCACGACACCGACCGGGAGCCGATCGGCTACTGGCGCAACGTCCGCGTCGAAGACGATGCGCTGCGGGGCGACCTCGTGCTGTCGCCTCCGGGGGTGTCCGCGGACGCCGACCGCATCTGGGCACGGTACGAGTCCAAGGCGCCGATCGCGTGCAGCGTCGGATTCTATCCCGGGCGCATCGTGCGCCGCGAGGTGGACGGCAAAGAGCGCCGGGTGCTCGTCGACTGTGAGCTCGAAGAGATCAGCGTCGTGACGCTACCTGCAGACCCCTTGGCGGTCACTCGCCGCCTCAGTGGACAGCGGGCGGCGGTCGCCCGTAGACTCGGAGCCCATATGGATATTCCCAAGATGATTTCGACCCTCGAGGAAGCCGTGTCGGCCCTCGACCCCGAAGCCAACGCCAGCGTGGTCGCCATGCTGCGCGCCGTGCTCGCCGTCATGGGCGAGGGCATGGAGATGATGGGCGACAAGGAAGAGCCCAAGACGATGGGCGACTCTGAGGAAGCCGTCACCCTGCGCGCCCGCGCCCGCGCCGCTGACGAGCTCGGCGACCAGGTCAAGCGTCTGTCGAGTGAGCTGTCGGCGATCCGCGCAGAGCGCGACGCCGAGGCCCGCGCCCGCGTGCTGTCACGGCACCGCGAGCGTGGCGCTCTGACCCCCGCCGCCGAGGCCGACGCCGGGTACATGGCCGACCTCCGCACCCTGAGCGTCGAGGCCCTCGACCGCGTGCTGTCGCGCCTCCCTGGCTTGCCCACGCAGGCTGTGGACACCCGCGCTCCGAAGGCGACTGAGGTGAGCGACGACGACGCAGTGAGCTTCGCACGCCGGTACGGTGTCTCTGAGAAGAGCGCCCGCGCCGCTATCGACAACACCCGTACCCGCGCCGCTGCGCGCACCGAAGGCTGAGGATCAACATGACTGCACTCGCTGCTGACTTTTCGCGCAAGGCGATGGGCGTAGGACCCGTCGTCGCGCTGGGCTTCGCGGTCCCCGTTGCCGCGTCGACCACGATCTACAAGGGCTCGCTCGTCGCGCTCAATGCCTCGGGCAACGCCGTCCCGGCGTCGGCCAACCGCAACCTCCGCGTCATCGGGGTGAGCGAGGAAAACGTCGACAACAGCGCGGGCAGCGCGGGCGACAAGACCTGCGCCCCGCGGCGCGGGGTGTTCTACTTCGCCAACTCGGCCAGCACGGCGGCTGTCTCGGACAGCGACGTGGGCCGCGTGTGCTACGTGGTCGACGACAACACGGTCGCTCGCATCGACTCGCTCGGCACCCGCCCGGTCGCCGGTCGCGTGATGGGCGTCGACAGCAACGGCGTCGCGGTCGAGGTGGGCGTCGCCGCCCCCGATCAGCAGGGCGCCTTCGACGTGATGGTGCTCGCTGGCGCAGACCTGAGCGCGCGCCTGCATCACCCGGTCAAGCTCTCGACCGGCGCCGCGGTCGCCACCACCACGGCCGGCGAGCCGATCTTCGGGATTCAGCAGAATGCGCCGGCCTCGGGCGCGGTGTGCATCGTGCGCGTCGCGGGCATCTCGAGCATCATCCTCGGGGCCACGATCACCCAGGGAGCGCAGCTCGCGGTCGAGGCGACCTCGGGCCGCGCGAAGGTCGCCGTCGCCGGTACAGTGTCCGGTGGCCCGACTGACCCCGTCGATGATCCCCTCGATGGCAGCTATGTCTTCGGCCTGTGCATCACCGGCGGAGACGACGGCGACACGGGGCTGTGCCTCATCACCCACGCGGGCGCGATCCCGACGACCCTCACCTGATAGGAGGCACTGAAAATGCCCGCTCTTCTCAAGCCCGAAGTACTCTCAAATCTCGACGTCACCATCAAGGGTGCGTTCCTGGACGCATACAGCAACGGCAGCTATCAGCCGAAGTGGTCGATGGTCGCCACCCGGCAGACCTCCGGCTCGCGCAAGAATGTCTACCCTCAGGCGATCGACGCGGCCACGATCCGCGAGTGGTCCGAGGGCGAGCGCGTGATCAACGGCATCGTAATCCGCGGCGCCGAGGTCACCAACCAGACGTGGGAGCTGACCTACAGCATCAAGCGCGAAGACCTCGACGACGACATGAGCGGCACCGTCGCGCAGGCCGTGTCGCGCGTCCGCTCGGGTGCGGCGAAGTATCTGCGGCACCCTGACAAGCTCGTTTTCAACGTGCTGAAGAGCAACAGCCTCGCCCTCGACGGCGTGGCGCTGTTCAGCGCGTCGCACTCGGAGAACCCGAGCGACCCTGGCGCGAGCACCTTCAGCAACACCTCGTCGGGCGCCCTCACGCCGACCAACGTGGCCTCCGCGCGCGCTGCGATGCTGGAGCTCAAGGGTCCGGACGGTGACCCGCTCAACGAAGAGCCCAACACCATCATCGTCCCGCCCGCGCTGGAGACGACCGCCCGGCGCATCGCGCAGGCCGACATGGTGATCGACAGCGCGACGGCCACCGACAATGCGCAGTTCAACGTGTACAAGGGCGCGTACACGGTCGTGGTCGTGCCGCACCTTGCGGCAAGCTTCGCCAACGGCAGCGACAGCTACTGGTACCTCGCCGACACGTCGGACCCCGAGGATCGCGGCATGATCTTTCAGGAGCGCGAGGCTGTGGAGCTGGTGAGCCTCTTCTCGCCGACCGATCCCAACGTCTTCGAGCGCAACGAATACGTGTGGGG